CTGGAATGTTAGGAAGTGCTGGCTTATTTCCAGAAACTGGACCAGTCATTGTTGGCATCTTTGGCATTGCACCAGAGATCATTCCAGGAAGAGCATCAGTAACTGCATCGGTAACTGCTTTAGTTACTTTCTCTTTAGCATCTTCAACGAGAGCATCCTTGTTGAGATAAAGATATGCGCCACCACCTACCACAGTAGCAGATACACCAAAAGATAATAATGCAAGTAAGTTGATTAGTTTTTGCATTTTAGTTCTCTAGTTTTTTTAATAGATCATCTACATCACGTAGTTCAGAATAATACTTACAAGGATATTCCATGGAAATAGGATCATCATACACAATCATGTCAGTACGACAATATCCATTACCTATTTCCATGTGACCAATGATAAAAAGAGTCATTAACATCATGGTTCTATACCGTTGGCATTATTGGGGGTTCTCCACCCTTCTTGTCTGGAGCAACTCCTGTGATTTGAAGAGGTGCCTGTTCAATACGAATTGTTTGAGCAGGGGCAGTTTGTGCTGCAGCGGCAATCAGTTTCTCAAGATCTGCTTTAGACACGCCACCACCAGCACCACCCATCTTCATTGTACCATCACCTGACTTCTTCGCAGTCTGAACTCCAAAGGTAGCTAAGACTCCAGTGAAGACCGATGCAATGAAAGTAGGATCGAGTTTCTGTTCAGGAATACCAAGAGCAGGTGGTAACTTAATATATGCAAGAGTCAGAATACCACCAGACCAAATAAGAATACCAAGACGAACCATTGTACTGATTGCTTCCATCTGACCTTCATGGTCATCAGCAGCTGCTTTCAGTTTACCAAGAAGACCTTTCTTTTTATCTTCTTGTTTTACCTCCTCCTTAGGAGTTTCTTTTATTTCATCCGCCATCGTCGGAATGCAGGGGCATTGCTATTTATTCTACAAGAGTCCCATGAGCACGTCTGATCTCTCTAAGTTCTTCAAAGTCCTTTTGCTTGGTTCCACCATCATATGCCCAAGCATAACCCTCTTCAATCATTTGTTCGTTAAGGGACACTTCTGCATCTCCAATGTAGAGCCACCCGAGAAGACGCCCATACTTTCCAACCCCGCCAACAAGCTCAGTACGAATAACGAGATCATCGTCCCCTTCAATAGCGCCCTTAAGTCTTTCTTCCAACCAGTGAGTAGCGTCATAACCTAATGCTTTCTCTTCTTCATCTTTAGTACGTTTCTCTGGAGTATCTACTCCAGCAACTCTAACTCTTTCTTTTTTATATAGATCAAATCCTAGATCAATGGTGACATCAATTGTGTCACCATCAAGGACTCTGTTGATCTCTACTACTCGGAAGTTGTAACATGACTTCCTGCTTGGGGGTATCATTGCTCCCATTTTTGATCTCCTTTACTTCGGGTGAGATTACAATGCCAGCTATGGTGGTGATTGAAGCAATCACTGCACCAGCGCCAGCAATCCACTTTTCATTTTTGCGGATTCTTCCACGGAGTTCAGAGTCAAGTTCTTTTACTCTGGTTTCCAACTTATCTATATGAGCATAAAGTCGGTCCAAATCATCACCCTTAGGGCAATCATCCAACTGCTGTTGAATGCCAATCATTTTTTCACGGTAACTACCAAACTTTGCTTCTAAGTAAGCAATGCGAGAATCCTGTTCATTATCCTTTTGATCGATTCTCTCAGGCATTACTTCTTCTTGCCTCCGTTCTTAGCTTTCTTCGCTGTTGCGTTGCCCTGGTTCTGCTTCTTGTTGTTTGCAGTGCCCTTCTTGCCCTTGTTTGCGGACTTGGACATCTTCTTGTAGCTCCTTAAATGCGAGGCGTAGAATATATATCACACAATAGAGCGTAAATGCTAACCCGCATCCTAGGAGAATAATGACTGACCAAACTGGGTCATTCGTGTTCTGATTCGTTGTCAGTAGATGATTCATCATCTTCTCCATACCAGAAGTCTTTCCAGTCTTCTTCGGTTACATCGTAGTTAATATTTTTATCTGGAATACTCATTTAGAATGTCCAAAACTTTGTTTAGAGCTTCATGAGCACCATCATGCCAACCAGCATTCTTGTGTTTATATTCTCCATTATACAAAGCAGTTTTTATTTTATAGATTCGTGCAAGCATGTCACTCTTAGTCAAGTTTCCTCTCGGCATAGTTCAGGTACAAAAAAATCCACTCATGTCTTATTTAACACTGAGTGGATTTACATATATTTTATTTGTTAGTATTTTTAGACAGTAGCACCAACTTTAACAGTTGACTTAACATATTCTAGAACTGCTTCGGGTGTTGATGCTTCGTAGGGGTCTGTGTCTGCGTTGTCACGTAAACCTTCTTCAAGGAAGAGTTTCTCAATGAGTCCATTCTCAACGACAGCAGCATAACGCCAAGAACGCTCACCAAAGCCAAGGTTAGATTTATTAACCAGATATCCCATAGAACGGGTGAAGTAAGCATTTCCATCGGGTACTAGAGTAACTTTTTCGATTCCTTGATCCTTTGCCCACGCATTCATAACAAAGCCGTCGTTAACAGAAATGCAGTAAATAGCATCGATGCCAAGAGTAGTAAATTCATCATACTTCTCCTCAAATCCAGGAAGTTGATATGCGGAACAAGTTGGAGTAAATGCACCAGGGAGAGAGAAGATTACGACTCGCTTATTATTAAAAAGTTCGTCAGTAGTGCGAGTAACAAACTCACTATTCTCTCGAAATACAAACTCAACTTGAGGGACTTGATACTGTTCTTTTCTCATTTTAACTTCAATCACCAAATACCAGGAATAATTTGACCAGTGACAGCATAACTGCCCATTGCAGCAATGATACCAATCATCGCTGCCCATCCATTAATACGTTCTGCTTTTTCGTTCATTGTTTTTCTCCTTGATAAGAATGTTTTTGTTTTAGTTCGGGGTCAGCAATACTATTAATTTTTTCTTTAACAGGTTTGATTACGATAAACTTATCGTTCTTGAGAGTACCAGCAATCTTGACTTCTAGTTCTTGTCCGTTAGTCCAAACACCACCATCTACCAATTCTTGAAGGGCAATGGAAAGTTGCCCTAACATATCACCAGTGGCAGTTGTACTCGGAATTGCTGCAGCAAATGGAATACTCACAGGTTCTCCTCTTGCTCGGTGAGAATTACACAGTCACTGGTAGGATAAGCAACACAAGTGAGAACATATCCTGCATCAATTTGATCATCATCCA